GTCGGTTACAGAGGTACTAACCCATACGACGCAGGTATCTTCTACTGTCCATACGTTCCGCTCCAGATGGTTCGTGCGGTTGGTGAGAACACCTTCCAGCCCAAGATCGGGTTCAAGACTCGATACGGAATGGTTGCAAACCCATTCTCCAAGGGTGGATCAGGTGCAGGTGACGGACTGTTAGGTAACGCTGATAACGTATACTACAGACTATTCACCGTCAGCAACCTACACGGTAACACCGGACACGGACTCTGATTCTGAATAACAGATTTGGTTAGATCTACCGAAAGGGGAGTGGAGCAATCCACTCCCCTTTTTCTTTATAAATAGTAATGGAGGAATACTTCTATGGCAATAATTATAGATGGATCTACGGGTGGATATACTGGACCAGGCATTCCTGATGTCACTAGATCCAACGCCCAAAAACAACCAGATACGAATAACTTTCTAAACACTAGTTATTTTAAATTAGTTCTTGGTAGACTTCCTACCATGACATATATGTGTCAAACGGTAAACCTGCCTGGAATTTCTATTGGTGTTGCTGATCAGTTTACTGCTCTAGGTCTTCGTCAGAAGAGAGCGGGTGACACTTATAACTTTGATGACTTGACTGTAAGTTTTCTTGTTGATGAAAACATGGACAACTGGACAGAAATGTTTAACTGGATGATTAGTATTGCGGACTATGAGTCAAACATACCCATAGGAAAAGGTGGAGATGTAATTGACGAAGGAGATCATTTTTCCGACGCCAGAATCCTAATAACAAACAGTGCCTTTAAGGCGAAAAAAGAAATCATATTAAAGGACATAATTCCCACTAATTTATCTGGTGTTGAGTTTTCATCCGTTGAATCTGATTCAATACCTACTATTGCTACTGCTACTTTTGCATTTACCTCAATGAGAATAGTTGATCATCCTTCACAGCAACCGGGAAATATAGTAAACCTATTCACTCCGCCTGAAAGATAATCTTGACATTTTTAATATATGACGTATAATTATTTCGGAGGTCTATAGATATGAACTTAGATGAAATACGCCGGAATGTTTCAAAAGACATTACAATGGATAAAACGGAACTGGACATGGAGTCAATGAAGACTCCCCAGTTGCACAATAAATATCTTATCATGTATACCGATGAAAAGTTGGTTCTTGGTAAGTTAGAAAGCGACTATAAGAAACTCAGAAAAAACAAGTGGCTTTACTATACAGGTAAAATGAGTCAAGAAGAATTGGACTATCTTGGGTGGGAACCCTTTGCACTTTCTCTTCTGAAGACAGACATCGATAGGTTTATCGAGTCTGATGATGAAATTATACTACACGAAAACAAAATACTTCTTCAGAAGGAGAAGGTAGAATACCTAAAGAGCGTAGTCGGTATAGTCACGAACCGACAATGGTTAATTCGTTCAACTATCGATTGGATTAAGTTTACACAAGGCTCATGACTGATTTAGAGATAAAAGATGTAGATTCTGTCCATATAAAGATAGAATCAGAAAAAGGAATCGCTAGGGAACTAAGCGACTTTTTCACATTTTATGTTCCTAATCATCAATACACACCAGCCTATAAGAACAAACTCTGGGATGGACAGATACGTCTGTTCAACCTTCATACTCGAAATTTGTATTCTGGATTACTCGACTATGTTCTTACGTTTGCAAAGGACAGAAATTATACGGTATCCAATAAAACAAAAAGACCTAATGGAAGCATAACAAAAGAAATGGTTGATAAGTATATCAATGAATATCTTCAACCATATTGCGTGGACAAACCCATCAAACCCCATGATCATCAAGTGAATGCAATTACACATGCACTAAACAAAGAAAGATGTCTTCTCTTATCACCTACGGGAAGTGGTAAGTCGTTCATCATCTATTCACTTATTAGATACTACTTAGATAAAATACCCAAAGATAAAAAGATTCTAATCGTAGTACCCACCACCAACCTAGTTGCACAGTTATACGATGATTTCAATGACTATTCGTCCAAGTCTTCTTGGAATGCGAAGAAAGAGTGTCACACGATATACGCAGGTAAAGATAAAGAAACCAATAAGCGTGTAGTAATAACAACTTGGCAGAGTGTATATAAACTGCACACTAAACACTTCGAACAATATGGTGCTGTGTTTGGAGATGAGTGTCATCTCTTCAAGGCTAAATCGTTGACGAGTCTGATGTCAAAGTTGACTGATTGTCCTATCCGGGTTGGAACCACAGGAACGCTAGATGGGACACAGACACACAAACTCGTTATTGAGGGATTGTTCGGAAAGGTATTCAAGGCTACCACAACCAAAGAATTAATGGATAAAAATTTGTTGTCTAAACTTGACATTGACCGTATAATACTTAAGTACGGTGATGAAGTCGAAGAGACAAAAAGAATTACATATCAAGAGGAAATAAAATGGTTGATAACAAATCAAAAGAGAAATGATTTTCTTGTCAAATTATGCGGTAACTTAGATACCAATGTTTTACTTCTTTACAATTATGTGGAACTACATGGAAAACCTCTCTTTGAAATGATCAAAAAGGCTTATCCAAAACGAAAAGTGTTTATGATTTATGGGGGTACTGATGTGGATCAGAGAGAGAAGATAAGAAAGATTGTGGATAGACAAAAAAATGCTATTCTTGTTGCCTCCTATGGAACATGTTCTACTGGAATCAATATCAAAAATATTCACAATATTATTTTTGCTTCTCCGTCTAAATCCGTAGTTAGAGTCTTACAGTCAATAGGTAGAGGTCTTCGTAGAACTGAAGATAAAAATAATGTAAAACTTTATGATATCAGCGATGATCTACGCTTTAGGAAGTATATCAACCACACATATAAGCATATGGATGAAAGAATAAAGATATATAATAGAGAGAAGTTCAATCATAATGCTATCACCATAAGGCTATGAAGGAGCAAACTATGCAGTACAGAATACTCAAATTACGAAGTGGTGAAGAACTTATTACGAGAATCACAGGAAAGCAAAAAGGTAAAATGATCCTTGAGCGTCCTATGGTTTTTCGGACTATGATGGTACATGATGGATTAGGAAGACCTAAAGAAGTTACTGTTCTTAGAAATTGGACTCCAAACACAAACGATATTCATACAAAAATTCCAGAGGATCACGTTGCAACTTTCATGACTCCTTCTGTTGAGGCAGTGAAATTGTATGAATTAGAAAAAGATCAAGAGGATAGAATAGAAAATACTATTGTAGCAAAGCCTCTTTATCCAGAGAAACCAAAACCCTCTGACATGATGTCCATGCTGGAGTCTTTGATTAGGATCAAAGAAGACATGGAAGATCTGGAAGATGAAAGAGAAGATCTACTAGATGATCTAGAACCAACAGATGAAGAGTTGGATGAGTTAGACGAAGAGGAACAAAACATGATGGACATGGTAACTATGACCATGTTCTTCCCCCCAGAATTACTAACTAAAATGATTAACAGTGGATTAATCGATCCCAAACATTTAGGACAGATACTTCGAGAAGTAGAAAGAAAAGATGGTAAGTTTTCTTCTATGTCCGACATGTACACCGGAGATCAGGAACGTGATGATCTGGGGACTCACTGGACTGATTGGAGTTCAAACCCAGAAGATTATTTCAAGGATGATAAAGAAGATAATCCTTGAAACTAGGGCAAAAGTATTATACAATGATTGTTAGAAACCTGTCAAACAAAAAAAATTGAATTTAGGATTTATTATGGAAGAAAAAGAAAAAGATACTAAAAACCATTACATAGTCAATGCTGACTTTTATGAGGCAATGAAAGAATGGAAAAAGGATGTTGTAGAAGCGGAAAACGTAGGTGATGGAAAACCTCCCGTTTCTGAATACATCGGAGAATGTTTTGTTAAGATAGCAGAACACTTATCACACAAACCAAACTTCATAAACTATCCATACAGAGAAGAGATGGTAGGTGATGGTATTGAAAACTGCCTGATGTACGCACATAATTTTGATCCAGAAAAATCAAAGAATCCATTTTCATATTTCACTCAGATAATATATTATGCATTTCTAAGAAGAATCGAAAAGGAAAAGAAACAATCATATGTGAAGTACAAAATGTTAGAGCAGTCACCAGATGCGGCAGTAAACAAATGGTTCAAGTCTAATTACTTCGAAAAGAGTTCCGAGGAACTTCCAGACACAATGACTAAGCATTTCAACTTGTCAGAGTCTGACATCAAGAAGTTTACACCGAAAAAGAAAAAGGGTAAGAAATAAGTTATGAAAATCGCTGTCATAAACGACACACACTTTGGTGCAAGAAACGATCAAAAAGAATTTTTAGACTACTTCTTCAAGTTTTTTGATGAAGTATTTTTTCCGTATGTACAGAAAAATGATATAACCGATGTCATCCATCTGGGTGATTTCATGGATAGACGTAAATTTGTAAACTTCAATACACTAAATCAAGTTAGAACTAGGATCATTCAGCCGTTGGAAAAGATGGGAGTGAAACTTCATTGTGTTTTGGGTAATCACGATACCTACTATCGCAACACAAATGATGTAAATTCTTTGGTAGAATTATTCTCAAAGTACGAAGGGTTCAATATAATTGATAAGCCTATGGTTTTGGATTTCGAGGGAATGTGTGTAGGTTTGGTTCCTTGGTTAACAAAAGAAAATTCCGACGAGTGTGTAGATTTTATCAAGTCATGTCCTTGTCCAATATTAGGTGGACATTTTGAACTAACTGGTTATGAGGTTATACGAGGAGTCAAGTTTGACGGGGGAATAGACGATTCTATTTTCAGAAACTATGAAATGGTAATGTCAGGTCATTTCCACGGAAGACAATCAAAAAATAATGTTCACTACTTAGGCACTCAGTATCAGATAACATTTTCTGATCTAGGTGAAGTTAAGGGATTTCATGTATTGGATACCAAAGATAGAAGCCTAACTTTTATAGAAAACCCAAATGTTATGTTTCATGCTGTTGACTATAATGACACAGGAGTACATGATTGGAGAGATTTCGACTTCTCCAAATATGAAGGGTGTTATGTAAAGATAATGGTACATAGGAAAACACAGCCTTTCTTGTTTGATCTTTTTGTAGATAATTTCTACAAAGCAAATGTGGCAAACTTAACGATCATGGAAGAGTTAGTAGAAGAATCGAAAGAAGAAATGGTTGACATGGCGAAAGATACTGTTACACTTATTCATGAAGAAATAGATTCTTTAGAAACCGACAAGAAAGATGAAATCAAAAAACTAATAAGTGATCTTTACATGGAGAGTTTGTCGCTGTGAATATTTTTGTATTGGATGAAAAACCAACAACCGCCGCTCAGATGATGTGTGATAAGCATGTTGTTAAGATGATTGTAGAGTCAGCACAGATGCTGTCTACTGCTCATCGTGTTCTAGACGGAGAACAGTACACAGAGTTGTCTGCAAACAATCGTCGCATCAAAAGATGGAAGTCACCATACAAGTTGATGGAAGAAATCTTATACAAAGCATCCTTTGTTGGACACCCCTGTACACAATGGGTAATGGAAAATGATAAAAATTATTACTGGTTAGCAGAACACGCATATGAACTATGCAGAGAATACACTCGCCGATATGGTAGAGTACATAAGACAGATGATATGATATCTCTTATTCGATATCGTAAACCTGCAAACATTGCAATTGCAGATTCTATCACACCATTTGCACAAGCCATGCCCGAGGAGTATAAAAATGCAGATGCAGTAGAAGCGTATCGTGCATACTATCTCGGGGAAAAGACTAGATTTGCAAAGTGGAAAGATGGAAACATTCCAAGTTGGTGGAATCAAGAACAGGAAATGGTACTAACTTGATAGTTTTTAAAACATTACGATGGAAGAACTTTCTTTCTACGGGTAACGTATTTACTAAATTAGATTTAGTGAAACGAGATACTACGTTGGTTGCAGGAGAAAACGGAGCAGGCAAATCTACAATGCTAGATGCTTTGACTTTTTCTCTGTTTGGTAAATCTTTTCGTGGTATTAACATACCACAACTTGTGAATAGTGTTAATGATAAAGACTGCCTTGTAGAAATCGAGTTCACGATTGGGGAAAAAGAATACCTAGTCAAGCGTGGACTCAAACCAAAGATATTTGAAGTCTATGTTGATGGAGAACTACTACCACAAGATTCTAAGTCAAAAGATTATCAGCGTATTCTGGAAGAACGAATCTTGAAGATGTCATACAAGTCATTCTGTCAGGTTGTCATTTTAGGATCTTCTAACTACATACCCTTCATGAAACTTACCGCAGCAGATAGAAGATCAGTGGTTGAAAATCTATTAGACATTGATGTATTCTCTGTCATGAATTCTTTACTGAAGGGTAGAGTTTCTAAATGTAAAGAAGAAATCCAATCCTTAAAAAATGAAGTTGAATTACTGAAAGATAAAGTAGACAACCAGAAGAAGTACATAGAAAAGATTAAGAATAGATCAAAGACTACCGTAGAGAAGTACAATTTAGAGATCAAGGAAACTCAAGATCAAATCAAAGACATAGACAATCAAATCTTAGTTCTTAGTAATTCTATTACAGGACTCATACAGAATACTCAAAACAAAAAATCTCTACAAAAAACTATGGACAAGTACAAAGATCTACGGACACAGATGTCTGTTAAGATAAAAAAGATAAATGATCAGATTGATTTTTATGAGAACAATGATGTATGTCCAACATGCGATCAATCCATAGACAGTGAACATAAAGATTCTCTAATTAAAAAGAATGAAACTGAAAAGCAACCACTCGATGATGCATTGATTTCTATGGATCAGCAGATCAATGACTACATGGGAATGATCAGCGATGCAGAGGCACTTATAGATCAGTGTAACAAAATGCAAAGTAAGGTGAGTGAACTTCAGTCTTCTAAGAATGCTCATGAAAAGTATGTGAAAACTATGGAGAGCAAGGTGCAAGATGTTCAGAAAGAAACACCAGAATCTTCTGAAGAAGAATCTATTCTTTTAAATCTAATTGAAGAGGGTACAAAAAAAGCAACTGATCATCAGGAAAAAAAGGAAGAGATGTATCAGTACGATATTGTTTCTGTTCTTTTGAAAGATAGTGGAATCAAATCAAAGATCATTAAGCACTACCTTCCGATTATGAATAAACTAGTAAACAAGTTTCTTACCTCTATGGATTTTTTCTGTCAGTTTACGTTAGACGAAACTTTTAACGAAACCATAAAGAGCAGACATCGGGATGAATTTACCTATCATAGTTTCAGCGAAGGTGAGAGGTTGCGTATAGATTTGTCGTTGCTTCTTGCGTGGAGAGAAGTTGCACGACTAAAGAATAGCGTCAATTGTAATCTTCTAATACTAGATGAAGTTTTTGATTCGAGTCTGGATGGTGGAGGAACAGAGGAGTTTATGAAATTGATTACGACTATGGGAAGTAGATCAAATATATTTGTAATCAGTCACAAATCAGATCAGTTGATTGATAAATTTTCTGGACAGATTCGATTTGAAAAGAAGAACAACTTCAGTAGGATAAAGTAATGAAAAATTTTTATGAACGAAATGATCATGTAATAGATCATGAAGTGAATGTGTTATTTGAAGAACTTTTAGATATGAACCCCGATCAGTTTCGTGATTGGGTTGTGCAAATGAGATCCGTAATTCAACAGTCTTGGGATGAGAATGGGTGTCCACCAAGAACAGGAAAAAATGAAGAGGATATCATATCACAGTTCAATAAACTTTCGGAATATCCCGTTCATAAATTTACTCACACAGATGAATTATCTGATGTTGATGACGATGTAATCATAAACAAAGTTAGAATCGGTGTAGAAGCAGATCAATGGTTCTCGAACATGTTCAAGACAAGAATCAACTACAGTGACACTGACAATGGATATTCGATTTATGATTTAGTAGCAGATGACGAAAGGTTGGATCGTGTAGTGAAGGGTGCTATGCGTCACATGAGAAGAGACTCATTCTATACCCACGCACTTTCTGCTATAAAAAATGATGCAAAGTATGGTATTGTCAGTGTCGATAGTGGCGAGGAATGGATGGAAGCATTTTTTGGTAGTCCAGAGATGTTCAAGGATCATGACTTCCTACTAGAACAAGTCGCAGTTCGTGAGGGCTTCAATACGGGTTACTTTCAAATTCAACAGTCGGACATTCTACAACTTACAAGAGAGCAAGTATTAGAATGGAAAGACAAGATGTCATATCGTCACTATTCTACGTTTGACATTGACAACATGGAAGAAGATAAGGTATACTCTATACGGATATATAAAAAGGGAAACAGGGTGTTTCCTGCTGCGTTTAAATCTTTTAGAATTGGGTATATTCAACCTGCTGTGAATTTCCCACCAATGACGGCGAAATATTTATATGAGAGGTTCACAGAAGAGTTCAAAGGTCAAGATCAAATTAATATCTACGATCCGTCGTCTGGATGGGGTGGTCGCATACTTGGTGCTATGGCCTGCCGCGATGATCGCATCATTCATTACATTGGTACTGATCCCAATCCTGATAATTTTTATGACGATGATAGCCGCTCTCGTTACTCTGATCTCGCTGATTTCTACAACACCAAGACTTATAGAGGAAATCCTTTCTTTTCCAAAACAAACAGTTACGAACTTTTTAAACTCGGTTCGGAAGTAATCCAACACAATGAAGACTTCAAAAAATACAAGGGTAAACTAGATCTTGTTTTTACATCACCTCCGTATTTCAACAGAGAGGCATATAGCGAAGATGAGAATCAATCGTATAAGAAATATGGATCCTCGTATGAATCATGGAGAGATGGGTTTCTAAAACCAACACTGGAAACCTGTGCAGAATGGCTTAAACCAGACAGATACTTATTGTGGAACATTGCAGATCTTTTGATAAAGGGAGAGTATCTCCCCCTAGAGAAAGATTCAATTGATATACTAGCATCGGTTGGACTAGAGTATCAGTACACGTTAAAAATGGCTATGGAATCCATGCCGGGACAGAATAGAGTAGATGAGAATGGTATTCCTAAATGTAAAAACTATTGCAAGGTAGATGATAGATATTTAAAGTACGAACCAATTTTTGTGTTCAAAAAACAAAGGGATTAGATTATGAATCAGCGAGTTAAATTAGATTACGTTTGGTTAGACGGCGGTGATGTTAAAAGCACTCGAAGTAAAACGAAATATACTCAATTAGACATCATTGAAAATGATGACAATGGAAGACCTTCCATGAAGTCTATGAAAGATATTTTGCCACTCATACCAGATTGGTCTTTTGATGGATCTAGCACTAATCAGGCAGAGGGTAACAGTAGTGATTTAGTTATCCGTCCAGTCAGGGTTGTAAGAAATCCGATAGAGAAGTTTAAGATCAATTCATTTATTGTTCTGTGCCAGGTGATGAATCCGGACGGAACACCACACGAATCAAATACACGAAGTCAGTTGGAAATGTCCCTGAGAAAAAATAAACAAAATGGTATGATGTTCGGAATTGAACAGGAATATACTATTATGAATAGGGATGGAACAGAACCGTTTGCTTGGCCTGATGAACCAGAAAAGCAAGGAAAATATTATTGTGGTGCTGGGAGCGATAAGGTGAGAGGAAGAGAAGTATGCGAGTCTCATGCAATCGCTTGTCTGGGTGCAGATCTTTTGTTTGAAGGAACAAACGCCGAAGTAATGCTTTCCCAATGGGAATATCAGATAGGAGCCGGTGATGCGATCACAGTTTCGGATCATTTGTGGCTATCCAGATATATTTTAGATTTGCTTTCCGAGAGATATAATGTCTCGATCTCCTATGATCCAAAGCCGGTTGAAGGAGATTGGAATGGCTCAGGCGCTCATGTAAATTTTTCAACAAAATACATGAGAGAGGATTCCAATATGGAGTATCTTCGGGTATTATGTGAAGGTATGGGACAGGATCATAAAGACTGTATCTCCAACTACGGAGAAGGTAACGAGAGACGTTTGACGGGTGATCACGAAACTGCTCACATCGATGAATTCTCTTGGGGTGAATCCGATAGGGGTGCTTCTATTCGCATCCCCCTGTCTACAATCGCAAGGAATGGTAAGGGACACTTGGAGGACAGAAGACCTTCTGCCAATATGGATCCCTATGAATGCTTGACTAGTTTGGTGGAGGCTGTTTCAAAGTCCCACCAAGAAATCTTAATTTCTACATAATGACGAGGTAAATTAAAATGGCGAGGTTGTCCGTGCAAAAAAAGAAAAGATCCAAGAAAAATTTGTTTGAAAGGGCTTATGGTAAGGAAGCCGACTTCACTCGTTTGGATCCTGAAGCGGATGGGTACGAAGATCATATCTATAATGGACTCTCTTGGTATAGAAATAATTCTACACCAAGGGATGAAAAGAGATGGACTCTAGAGTATTTGGTGAATAATGATTATTCTAGTGATGATGTCTCTTATGTAAAAACGATCTCCGTCAAACTTTTTGCTAACAAAGGTAGATACTTTAGAATGATGGACAGGGGTGCTGTTCTCGGTGAAGATAGAAAAACACCTCTCGAACAATTCATCAATAAGTGCCTAAGTGATGGAAAGATTAAGAAAGAATCTACTCCCCCAAAGAAGAGCGTTCAAGAATACATCAACGAACAGGTTGAGGAGTATCTCTCCGCACTTGAAATTGAATGGGACAATACTCTTACACATCTAATGAAGAAAGAGGTGGTAACATTCTCTATGTACTCTTGGTTAAAATCCAATAACGTAAAAACAGTACAGGTAAAGAGAATAGGTGAGTATTGGAAACCGATTGCAGAGGAACTACTGTCTGCTATAAATAAAGAGGATCCTCAACTAGTTGAGGGTTACTCATATGTTGGGCGAGTGGTTCTCAAAAGAATGCATAAAACTCTAATGGAATGGATATCTGATTGTGAAAAGTTTCATCAAGAGAAAAGAGCAACGAGAAAAAAGAGAAAGAAAAAGGTTAAGTGACAGACTACATTAACAATCCCCGTGGTGAATGGTCTATGAAGGACTCTTCCGGAAAACTTACTCTCTATAAAGAAGGGGATCAGGTTTCCAAGGATGGGTTTTTGTACGCTGCCATTCGAAACACTATGGGGCACTCTCCCGAACAGGGGGAGCGAGCAGGCTGGAGAAAATTAAACGAATCTAGAATTATGAATTTTAGTTCAGGAGATACGGCTCCAACTAATGCAAATATGGGTGATGAGTGGTTTGATACGGCTTCTGGAACTCTTTATAAATATATTGTTGATGGTGATACTTCACAATGGGTATCTTTGTAATTGACTCCTAGTTAAAAATAAAGTATAATGATATAATGATTTTAATAGACAACAACCAACTAATACTGTCCAATCTTTTTCAACTAGAGAAACAGGGAATAGAAGATCCCGCAGAAAAAGAAAATATGCTGTTGCATATGGTTCTTAATTCTTATCGACTATATCGAACCAAATTCTCTAGAGAGTTTGGTGAACTAGTCATATGTCATGACTCTTCTAATTGCTGGAGGAAAGATCTTTTCCCAGAATATAAAGCAAATAGAAAGAAGGCTCAAAAGAAATCTGATGTGGACTGGACTGAAGTACACAACATGATGGATTCTGTTAGAAGTGATATAGAAAAACATCTACCATATAAGAACATTAAGGTAGACAGAGCAGAAGCAGATGATATCATTTATGCTATGTGTAAAGAGTTCAATCAAGTCGAGAACATTCTTATCATTTCGAACGATAAAGATTTTCAGCAGTTACAGGTTTTTCCGACAGTGAAGCAATTCAGTCCGACAAAGAAAAAATACTTGGTATGCGAAAAACCTAATATGTTTTTACTTGATCACATTATTAGAGGTGATGCGTCGGATGGTGTTCCTAACATTCTCTCAGATGACGATGTGTTTGTAACAGAAGATAAGAGACAGAAGAGGTTAACATCAAAAAGATTTGAAGAGATTTATGATTTGTATACTACAGGATCTGATATGGGTTCATATTCCAGAAACTGGAATAGGAATGAAACTCTGATTGATCTATGCAAAGTGCCGTCTCATATCGTTGAACAGACGGTTAACTCATATAACAATAGCGAAACACCAGACAGATCTAATCTGTTGAACTATTTCATAGAAAGAAAATTAAAAAATCTAATGGGGAGCATCGAGGAATTTTAAATGCCGAAGAAAAAAGACAAGCACAATAAGCAAAATTATCATTCTCAGTATGAAGATTACGAAGACATGCGAGGGAAGGGTATTAAGAAAGAAAAGAAACGAAGTCATAAAAGGAATATGAAGAGACAACTCGATGACATGATTTCTTATGAATACTACGATCAAGATGAAGTAGATAACTTTGAACGATTTTAATTAAAGGATTTTTATATGATGACAAGTGAAACAATGAAACTCAGTAAATCAACAATGGATGTTCTAAAGAACTTTGCCTCCATCAATTCTAATATTCTGGTTAAACCCGGAAATACTCTTAGCACAGTATCGCCTATGAAGAACCTGATGGGTAAGGCTAAGGTAGAAGAAACTTTTGATGTGGAATTTGGTATTTGGGATCTACACAAGTTCTTGGGAACCGTGTCTCTTTTCTCTGATCCACACCTGACTTTCGAAGATGGTAAGGTAGTGATCAGCAATGAAGCGAACACATCTCAGGTTGTTTATCACTATTCAGAACCCTCTCTTCTTACAACACCTCCTAGAGATGTTAATATGCCTGAGAGTGTTCTTAAATTTGAATTGTCTTCCTCTGAAATGTCAGAACTCATGAAGGCTTCTTCTGTTCTTCAACTACCAGATCTTAAGATTACAAACTCGGACGATGGTGATGAGGTTCTGTTGGTTCTCACGGACAAGGGTGACGTTACCAGCAATACTTATACAGTAAGTACAGTAGGAGACACAACTGTTTCTTCTTATTCGTTCTACTTCAAGGTGGATAGTTTGAAGATTCTTCCGGGGACATATACAGTCGAGATTAGTGATCAGATGGTAAGTGAATTCACTAACGATGTCGAGGACATCACATACTGGATTGCATTGGAGAGCGATTCAACATCGGAGAAGTGATAATGAAAACACTAGTTACAGGTGGTAGTGGTCTTGTAGGATCTACCATCCAGAGTGATTACAAACCCAGTCAAGATGATTTGGATCTGATGGATTATCGTTCGATTGTAGATTACATCGACGATAATGGTATTGATTCAATCATTCATTGTGCCGCAAAGGTGGGGGGTATCAAGGCTAACTCCGAGAAGTTGGGTGAATTTTATCATGACAATATGGTGATGAATACAAATGTTTTGGAGGCTGCTAGAGAAACGGGAGTGAACAAAGTTGTTTCTTTTATGTCCACTTGCGTTTTTCCAAACGACGCAGTGTATCCTTTAACAACAGATCAGATTCACTTGGGTGAACCACACTCTTCTAACTATGCATATGCATACGCAAAAAGAATGCTGGAAGTTCAGAGTAGAGCCTATCGTGATCAGTATGGTTGTAATTTTGTAACTGTGATTCCATGTAATATATACGGTCCAGAGGATAACTATAATTTAGAATCTGGACATGTTATTCCATCACTCATACATAAATGTCATAACGCAAAATGGTCTGGTAGTGACTTTGAAGTATGGGGAACTGGTGCAGCGTACCGTGAATTTATTTACTCCAAAGATGTTGGTTACATAGTTCAGTGGGTTCTTGAAAATTATAATGATCCAGAGCCTCTTATTATTTCTCCCGACGAAGAGATTAATATTGCGACATTAGCACAGGAGATCGCATGGAGAATGGACTTTGATGGGAGTATAGTTTATAATGGGGAGATGGATGGACAAATAAAAAAACCATCAGATAACTCTAAACTAAAGTCTCTCTTACCCGAATATAAATTTGTTCCGATTGAGATGGGGTTATCCCAGACGATTAAATACTTCAATGAAAATTATGGAGAGGTGAGAAAATGAAAGCATTAATCACTGGTATTAATGGACAAGATGGCTCATACTTAGCAGAGTTGTTACTCGAAAAAGGATATGAGGTTCATGGTATTCTGAAAAGAAATTCTGTATCAGAAAACCAAACCACTCGAATCGATCATATCAGAAACTATCTACATCTGCATTATGGTGATCTTACAGATCTATCTTCTTTGATTTCTGTAATCAAGGAAGTCCAACCAGATGAAATCTATAATCTAGCAGCACAATCTCATGTTAGAATTAGTTTTGATCAGCCTTACTATACTGGACTGACAACTGGACTCGGGACATTGAATGTCCTAGAGGCATGTAGATTGGTTTCACCGTCTTCTAAAATTTATCAAGCGTCTTCATCCGAGATGTTTGGTAATAACATTGATGAGGATGGTTATCAAAGAGAGACTACACCAATGAATCCGGTGAGTCCTTATGGTTGTGCTAAAGTTTATTCATATAATATTTCTAGGAACTATAGAAATTCTTATGGTATGTTCGTTAGCAATGGTATACTATTCAATCATGAGTCTCCCCGAAGGGGATCTAACTTTGTGACTAGTAAAATCGTAAAGGGTGCTTGTGCTATCGCAATGGGAAAACAAGACAAACTTAGTTTGGGTAATCTAGAAGCAACCAGAGATTGGGGACATGCTCTTGATTATGTAAACGCCATGTGGATGATGCTTCAACAAGACACACCTGACGATTATGTTTGCTCTACCGGAGTCTCCCATAGTGTAAGAGATTGTTGTCAGCAAGTATTCTCTGCACTTGGATTAAACTATGAAGATCATGTTATAATTGATCCGAGATTTTATCGTCCAGAGGAACTACGAGATCTTAAAGGTGACTCTACCAAGATACGAGAGGAACTGGGATGGAGTGAGACGTATACGTTTGAATCTATGATGAGTGAAATGATTGAGTATGAACTAGAGTTGGAGTATAAAACTTCACTCGATATTATTACATGAGGATAAAATGACAAATAAATTTGATGAATATCTGTGGGTTGAGAAGTATCGTCCACGGAAAGTGAGTGATTGTATATTGTCCGAGAGTCTTCGGGAAACCTTTCAGCAAATGGTTGACGCCGAGGAGATGCAAAACCTACTACTGTCTGGTGGTGCGGGTTGTGGAAAGACAACGATTGCAAAGGCTATGTGTGAAGAACTTGGATGTGATTACATGGTGATCAACTGTTCGGAGGATGGAAACATTGACACTCTGAGAACCAAGATTCGCAACTTTGCAAGCAGCGTGTCTATGTCCGGCGGTAAGAAAGTAGTAATCTTAGATGAGTTTGATTACAGTAATGCACAGAGTATGCAACCAGCACTTCGTGGTTTCATAGAAGAGTTCAGTAAGAATTGTAGATTTATTCTTACATGTAATTACAAGAATCGAATCATTGAACCGATTCATTCTAGATGCACATGTGTAGAATTTACTATCCCCGCACAAGAGAAACCTAACATCGCTAAGGGTTTCATGGACAGGGTTAAGTTTATACTCGATAGTGAAGGAGTTTCTTATGATGAGAAGGTTCTTGTCCAACTCATAATGAAGCACTTTCCGGACTTCAGAAGAACTATCAACGAACTACAAAGGTATTCCGTAGCAGGAAGTATTGATGTTGGTGTTCTTACCAACATAGGGGAGATTCATATATCGGATCTTATGAAGAGCATGAAAGATAAAGATTTTTCTGCTGTTCGTAAGTGGGTTGTGGATAATCTAGACAATTCACAAGTAGAATTGTTTCGCAGTATATACACTGGGTGCTATGAATATATGCAACCATCTTCTGTACCCCAAGCAATTTTAATTATCGCAGAGTACCAGTATAAGTCAGCCTTTGTTGCAGATCAAGAAGTGAATCTTGCAGCGTGTTGTATTCAGTTAATGATGGAGTGTTCTTTCAAATGAGTAAGTTTTATCCAATCAGAGGCAAAGTTGCCGTACGAAGATCTGTTCAATCTGAATCAACCTCAGCCGGAGTGATCTATACCCCAAAAGAAAATGTTCACTATGCAAAGGGACAGGTGGTTTCTGTTGGACATCCCATACCACTATCCAATGGAACGATGGTTACACCAGAATACTATGATGGAGATTGGGTTATCTATAAACGAGAAGGTGTAGAACATACGATGGGTTTTGATATCATGGATCATGATGGTGTCGTTGCAATCATAGAAGAGGACACAGAGGTATCATGAAACTAACTGACTTCCTAAAAGCCATTAATTACACTAAAAAACCTCTTCTTGACGGAGAAGCACTGGAGAAGGACTATGCACCATTTGTAGTAAATCGGTGCTTATCTTATTTTCCAGACACACTTTTCCATGCTAACACTATGAATCACATGTGTTCTATGGATAAGAAGATGCATTTTGATTATCTAAGAGGTGCAGTCAGAAAAAGAAATCGATTTAGTCCTTGGGTGAAGAAGGAAAAGCAACCAGAAATTGATGCTATCAAAATCATTTTCGGATTTTCAAACTCAAAAGCAAAAGAAGCACTTAGAGTTCTAAGTCAAGAAGATATTGACAGTATCGTAGATGCAGCGGAAAAACTCGAAAACCCTAAATAAGTATACAGGACTGTATTATGAAAGCGAACTCATGCTTTTACGATGGAGAAAAAAATGTCAAACGAAGAATACGAGGAGGATATCTTCAATGGACTCGGTGTAGAAATAGAACTCAAAGAGAGAGATGACTTTCTTAAAGTCAAAGAAACACTGACACGCATTGGAGTGTCCTCAAGAAAAGAAAATAAATTATACCAGTCATGCCATATCCTGCATAAACGAGGAAGGTATGCTATACTACACTTTAAAGAATTATTCGCTCTTGATGGTCTTGAATCTAACATATCAGACAATGATGTTGCAAGAAGAAACACCATAGCAAAACTATTAGAAGACTGGGGGTTACTTGAAATTCTTGATGAAATGGAAGAGGAACCAACTGTCAATGTCAAGCAGTTAAAAATTCTACCATTCTCAGAGAAAAAAGACTGGGAGTTGATTCCTAAATATCATATAGGCAAAAAGTGAATTGGAGATTATATAATGAAACCGATAGTGATTAGTTTTTATAGTGATATTGAGGGTAAGGATTATTACTCTCGCAATGCAAAACGTCTAATGAAAGAGTTAGATGATCTCGATATTGAGTATGATATTCAAGAAAAAGAATCATTGGGTGATTACAGATCAAACTGTCTTAGTAAACCAAAATATATTTTGGATAAAATGAAAGAACTTAACCGTCCAGTTATATGGTTGGATATTGATAGCAGAGTTCATAGAAAATTAAAGGCTTTTGATTCACTTCAATCCGGAGTTGACGTAGTGTTTTCTTCGTCCACAAAGGAGCAATTGGACGAGGTATCACAGACAGAACAGGCTGCTTTTATATCAGATGAATTCAAACTCAAGATGCTCATAAATGGAATGAAAGCATCTCCTTTATACTTTGGAAACACTCAACGATCAATTGACTTTCTTAACTCTTGGTGTAATGAGACTGAGAGTATGAACTTCAGACAAGATCCTAGATTTGATCATGAACCTCTTTTTCCTCTCTTCATGCAGTGGTTAAAATTAGAAGGAATTCGAATACAGTGCGTGGGTACTGACTACTGCACATGGCCCCGAAACACCACAACAAAAACTGTCATCACTATGGGACTTGCTGATTCTGAAACAAAGAAAGAAAAATTGCGTGAGATGGGACTTCAAGAAGAACACATAGAATGGCAATCTGGTGGAGATAAAGAACATGTCTAGTAAAGTTCTGGGAATGGGATTTCCTTTTCATCCCGATCACTCTTCTTGTTCTCTAAGAAAACCTAAAAACTTCAAGTGGACTTCTGACAAAACAGAGGAAGCAGCATTCGAGGTTTGGTTTGATAATTACATCCCAATGGGTATAGATCACCCCAAAGAAAACAAAGTAAAGGTTGGTTGGATATGTGAATCAAATTTCATCGTCCCTGAAGTAGTTTCATACGTTGAAAAAAAGATGGACTATGTTCTTTCAGCCTATGATTATATTTTTACTTGTGATAGAAGACTAAGAGAATTATCAAACAGATTTATTTACTGTCCTCCGGGAAGTAACTTATCTTGGATATCAGAAGACAAGCAAAAAATTTACGATAAAACAAAGTTGTGTTCTATAATCGCATCAGCAAAAACTGCTACGCCTGGACATTTGTTGAGACATAAGGTAGCAGAAAAATATAAAGATAGGATAGATTTATATGGCGGTGTTTTGGGTTCAGAGAAGATCGGAACCGGGAATCTAACCACTACGTGGCACGATAAACAAGATGGACTTCACGATTACATGTTTTCGTTTGCGATAGAAAATGCATCATATGAAACATACTTTACCGAAAAGATTATGGATTGTTTCACCACCGGAACGGTTCCAATTTATTGGGGTTCTCCAGACATAGGAGATCACTTCAATAAAGATGGTATATTAATACTGGATGATAATTTTGATATAGATATATTGTCGAATGAATTATATAATAGTATGTTACCTGCTGTTGAAGAAAACTTTAAAATTGCTAGTAACATGAAGATGGCTGATGATGTTCTATATGAATCCGTGGAGAGTTTAGCATGAAGGCGAACATAAAAAATGCTCACTACCTATTTCATAAAGATGGGATGGAGTTTACCGAACCTGTCGAAATTCATGTGAGTAGATTTGGTAATAATAATAAAAAGGGTGGACCTGTTCGCTTTGATAATCCTCATGCATTCAGGGTATACATCAACGCAACGGAACCAGTCTCTTCTCAGAATAGGGAGGAGATATCGCATGTAATATCAAATGCAGATAACTATAATTTAATTCTCACAACAGATACAGAAATACTTAACTCGGTTTCTCATGCTGTATTTTTTCCATACGGAACTACTTGGTTAAATAAGGACAGAAGTAAGATTGATCATTCCGATGGACTGGGAGAGTATACAGAAGATCTAAATGATTTACATAAAAACAAAGAGTTTTCTGTTTCATTTCTAGGAACAAATCATAAACCAGGTCCAGATGGTTATAAGATGAGACATGAACTTTGGGCGAAAGAACATGAAATCTCAGTCCCAAAGATTTTTTATAGCAGCACTCGACACCCCCTACCACTACCTCCAGGTCCACTCGGTGCAAGTAAACTTTTACCGGAAGATGATAAGAAACATCTTTTCAATTCGCAATTTAGTATTGCAATTGAAAGCACTTCTGTAGAGAATTATTTTTCCGAAAAACTCATAGACTGTTTTATTACAAAAACGATTCCTGTCTATTGGGGATGTCCAAACATTGAGGAATTTTTTGATACAAGAGGAATGATCATAGTAAACTCTGTAGATGATATCATCAAGAAAGTTAACAAACTAACACCAACGTACTATGAAAAAAAGAAAAAGTATGTGGAAGAAAACTTTAAACTAGCACAGGAATATGCTAGATCTTTTACTGACAGAGTACAAGAGGTCATTATGAAAGAACTTCCAACGGTAGAGGAATCCGTGGAGGAGTCTCAAGATAATTTCTTACTGACTATAGGTATTGTTACCTTAAAGGAAAGAGAAGAAAAATTACTAAGACTTATCAATGCAATGAAACAACATACAACACCTGAAAATATGGAGTGTGTTGAATTATTGATAAATTCAGATGAAGGACAGAAAGCAGTAGGTCATAAAAGAAATGAAGTGCTACAAAAGGCTAGAGGCAAATTTGTATGTTTCGTAGACGACGATGATCTAGTTTCTGATCACTACATAAATATGATCGTATCGCTGATTCGTGAAAATCCAAAACTAGATTGTATTGGTTTTATGGGTTTGTTTTACAATGATGGTAAACCACACATGAAGTTTAAACACGCGAATATGTACAGAGGAAACTATAAAGATTCTGAAGGTATTCAATATAGACCTGCAAATCATCTGAATCCTGTGAAGACAGATATTGCAAGACAAATTGGATTTCCGGAGAACAAAAATTTTGGAGAAGATTCTGATTATAGTGATCTTCTTCTGCGTTCTAATTTAATCCAAAATGAAATGATAATAGACAATGAAGTGATGTATCATTATCTGTTTAGCAAAGCAGAATCAAAAACACATTGAACCGAAGGGTTAGTATATTATGAGTGACATGAATGAGGTATACGAAAAAAGAGGACCTCTCAATTCGAAGATGATGACCGGTAAAAAGGTTATTTCGTTTTCTTTGTGGGGAGATAAACCCAACGATTGTATAGGTGCAATAGACAACGCAAGAAAAGCGGCTCAGTATTTTCCCGGTTGGATATGTAGATACTACGTTTCCACAACAGTCCCTAGTCTCATAGTAGAGACATTGAAGAATGAAAAAAATACTGAAGTAATTATCATCAATCAAAAGGAAGATATTCTTTGCGATCTCTGGAAGTTGTTTGCTGTTGAGGATCAGTCAGTTGATGTTTGTATTTTTCGTAAGGTTTCTTCCCGATTAACTAGACGAGATTCTATCGCAGTCGAGGATTGGATGCGAAGCAGTCTCCGTGTCCACATAATAAGAGATCATCCATTTAATAATCCACATCCACTCCCACTTAACAGTTGGGGTGTTGTATGTAATGATTTTAGATGGTTAGGAAATGATGCTAGGGAATATATTAAAAGGTTTATTCCAACCACACAGGACAGAATATTGTATTCTGATGAGAAAAAAGAAGTCGATGAAAGAACTATCATAAACTTCTTAAATAAGATATACATCAATTATATAACACAGACTTTTGTTCACGATTCTTTCCCCCACTTTAATCCGTGGTCTTGTAGGAATTTTGAGCAAGGAAAAATAAAAGAGTTCAGCACAGGAATTCCAATAGAGAGAAACATCTACAAAGATCATAGCAACAAATGGGACGACTTCATTGGACAGGAATATGATCAGGAAAATAATCCCAATGTAGAACTACGAGAGGCATTACGGGAATCTGAGGAAAAACTATCCGAACTGAACAAAGGAATATTACAAACTCAAGGGGAATGGATATAATGAAAAATGTAATTAGTTATAGTTTATGGGGTGATAACCCAATGTATACTGTGGGTGCAGTTCGTAATGCAGAAATGAACCCACGAATTTTTGGATCAGACTGGATCTCTAGATTTTATATAGGCAGCGATGTTCCAAACTCGGTATGTGAAATGCTATTGTCTCTTCCACAGACAGAATGTATTCCTCTTCCAAACGAAAATCCAGATTGGAACGGAATGTTCTGGAGGTTCTGGTCGATTAGCGATCCGGATGTAGATGTTGTCATTTTTAGAGATACCGATTCTCGTCCAAGCACCAGAGACTCCGCTGCTGTTAAAGAGTGGATGGACTCTGGAAAAACTATACACATCATGAGAGATCATCCGTATCACACAGAACCTATCATGGGTGGTATGTGGGGGTGTCGTACAAAGGTCGCTTTTGAGAAAATAAAACAAGAACTTCCATTCGCAGATACAATGCCTGAAATAACAAAAGCATGGTTACATAAAGCAATTCATGATATTCAACGGGGTACGTCTATGTTTCTAAAAAGATATGGAAGCATGGAAATGTTAGAAGGAAAAACTATAAAGGGAGTAGATCAACTCTTTTTAAGAATGGTAGTGTATAAGATCTTCCAAGATGATCGTCATATTAATGACGCCTTTCCAATGTACAATGCATTTTCTGGTGTTTTCGATGAACAAAGATACTTTGCTAATGAAGCAGGTACTGGTGTTAAGAAAGAAGCAACAACAGGATTTCCCAGCGAGAGGGGAACTTTCAATGAAACTCCTACTAAGTGGCATGATTTCATCGGACAACAATGGGACGAGTTTGATGTTCCAAACGAAGAGTACGCAGAGTTACTAAAACAAAGAGATGAGTGTGTTTACATGGACTGGGCGAAGAAATGAAAAAAGTAATATCAATGAGTTTGTGGGGAGACAAATCTGGGTATGTACTCGGAGCAATTTTAAATGCTGACATAGCAGAGGAATTGTTTCCCGATTGGATCTGTCGATTCTACGTTGCACCAACGGTTCCAGAAGCAGCGGTAAAAGAACTTGCGTCCAGAGATAATGTAGAAATCATTATGATGGAAGAGGATGTAAGTTGGAATGGTATGTTCTGGAGATTCTATGCTGCGGGTGATCCCGAAGTTGATGTCATGATTTCAAGAGACACCGACTCTAGGTTAAATGTCAGGGACAAAGCCGCGGTGGATGAGTGGTTAGCAAGTGATAAAGATTTTCATATCATGAGAGATATGTGTCAGCATGGGTGGAACATCTGTGGTGGTATGTGGGGTGCAAGGAACGGTGTGGTTAAAAATATCGTAGGAATGATCAATGGTTACTCTAGGAAAGAGAAGCAGAACGCACATGGTATTGATCAGCAGTTCTTAGCAACAGAAATTTATCCATACGTTGTTAAACACAAAGCGTTCATACATGACGATTGGTTCCCCCAAAATTATAGAGGACTACACTTTCCATATCAAAACGAAGATAAACGTCCTTTTCCCATTCCAAGACTGCGAGGAGAGGGCTGGTGGAACACCGAGTTCCCAGAGTGGCATAGTGGCATCGAAGATGATGTAGAGAACTACCCGTTCTGGCAACCACCAGATGGTCCGGGACACTGTTTCTTGAAGTGTCCTGCGTGTGGTGTGTTTCACGACAATGATTATATTGGTAAGCAACGTATGCCTACCGAGGCAGATAGGAAAAAGTATGAACATGTAATGAAGGAGTTATCAGGATGAATTTACAAGACATAGCACTGACTAGTTACAACTCACAAGATGGAGATAAGCATAAGCACCATTTTCAGGGAACGACTCATTTCCAAAGATATCAAAAGCATCTTGAAATTTTCAAGGATGATACTTTTAATTTCTTGGAGATAGGGATAAGTGCAGGACATTCGCTACATGTGTGGGAAGCATTTTTTAAAAATGCAACAATATACGGAGTAGACATAGCAAATAAAAGTCAACACGCAAGAGACAGAATCAAAACAAGAATGGGAAATCAAATAGACGATACATTCATGAATTCTGTAGGAGAAGAGGCAGGAAAGTTCAAGGTAATTCTTGATGATGGATCCCACCTAGGCGAACACATGATACACACACTGAAAACGATGTGGAAGTTTTTAGAACCCGGAGGTTTTTACATCATAGAGGACATGGGAGCAACTAGAGATAACAGCATACCATTAAAACATTGGCCTGGATGGAAAGAAGGTGGTTTCTCTGACTTAGCAACAGAGGATAAGTTCCGAGAAACTGATAATCAATGGGGTGGATTGTATGATAACACAAAGAGTAGAGATGATATTGATAAACTGATAATCGAGTGCATGGAATCTATGGACAATAATCTATATAGAGGTCCAGAAAATCCTGCACTACCAACCGAGAACTTTTTTACCTCTCCTCTGGGAGACTATCCGGTTGAGTGTATTACTTATTATCCTGCCGTTATTATAATACAAAAGGCTTTAAACAAATGAAAATAGTAGTATTTGGAAAGGGTAAACTTGCGATAGATGTTTGTGACTTCTTAAAAAGAAACAGTCATGAACTTCATGTTGTTCCTACTATACCAGAACCAAAATGGACGGACTCAATTACCACTTGGTGTGTAGATAATAATGTTCCATACACGGAGAGTGGAAATTATAGAGACTTAGATTTTCAAGTTGAACTGGGGATCTCTGTATTCTACGACAAGATTTTCAAAAAGGATTTTATTGATTCGTGTGACAAGTTAATAAACATTCACAACGGACCTCTTCCAAAGTATCGCGGAATGTCTCCAATCAACTGGGCGTTAAAAGACGAAAGACAGGAGCATGGTATTACCATCCACGAGATAACTCCGGGTGTTGATGATGGACCTATTATATCTCAATTAAACTATAGCATTTACCCAGAGTTTGATGAGGTAATTGATGTATACAATAGATCACTGGAATATGGTAAGATTCTATTTGAAAATACTTTCCCCATGCTGTATAATATAAAACCCAGAGAGCAAGACGAGTCTGAAGTAATATATCATGATTCAAGAGAGCATGAGTTATTGGGTGATAGAAAAAACTTTACGAGGAAGGATTCTGTATAGTGGTATACACCGATTTAAATCTCTCAGAAATGAATGACGCTTCAGTTCATTGGGATTGGTATCCTCTTGTGTGTGATGTTAATGTCTATGTCCCCGATGACATAAGAAAGATAAACAAAGACAACGTGATAAATGGATCTCTGATTTTTATTAAAACCGATCTTTTGAGAAATTCAGGTAAATACAGAAAATGGAGATCTGAGATTGTAAAAAGGCTGAATGAATTATGGATAAAATGGAAAATACAAGTTCATATTGTGTGTCATAATTCAGATTATCCATGTCCCTCTCCATATGAGAATCATAAACAAGCATTAGATCGAGATGAAATATTAACAATTTTTTCTAATCAAGTTGATGCAGATCATCAGTTTGAAAAGACTAAGGTGTACTCCATAGCACAAGGACTCGTCGGGGGTGGTTCCTTTGAAAATGCGAAGGGAATATGGGAAAACAAAACGAAATGGGATAAAAAAGAAAACAAAATGGTTCTCACACCGGGATGCTGGCAATATGGTCACAACGCACACAGTGAAGATCTATCACCAAGAACTAAATGGTATCCAGAGTTACAGGAAAAATATTCAGAAACAGATTGGTTTATTGGGTTTCCCGAAGATCATAGAGTACATAACTCTAACTGGACTGATTTATTTGACAAGCATAAGTATCAGATAACCATTCCCGGACTCTTTGGCTGTCAGGTAAATAGACTTTGGGAAGGATTGATTCACGGTTGTGTTCCAATCCAAAGAAGAAATTGTTGGTTGTGGAGTTCTGGTGTCGAGGAGTTATGTGAAACACACAACATACCATCTGTTTGGGTAGATGATTGGGATGAACTAAAGGATATGAAGGATGAACTATTTCAAAGGGAGTTCGACTTCAGTTCTGTTCTAGAAACATTTAAAATGAGTTATTGGAGAGATTTTATTTATGAAAAAATTGGAAGATAAAATTGGACTGGTTGGTTATGGGTATTGGGGAAAAATTCTACGCTCAAATATTGAAGGTGATGTGGTAATATATGATCCCGTTGCGGGCATTGGACACTCCACCGAGATCTACAATTGCAATAAAGTATTTGTTGCAACACCAGCAACAACTCATTTTAGTGTTGTGAAAGATCTTCTTTCCAGAGGTATCAGTGTGTTTTGTGAAAAACCTCTAACCCTACACAGCAAAGAATGTTCTGTTCTATACGATCTTGCCAAAACAAATAAAACTAGCCTCTTTGTTGATTGGATTTTTACTTTCAATGATGCAGTAAACTTCATAAAAAGACAGTATCAATCAGCAGAGTATGGTGGTATTCGAAACATCACAATGAATAGACTGAACTCAGGCCCTGAGAGAAAAGATGTCTCTGCTAAGTGGGATCTTGCTTCCCATGATGTTTCTATCCTTCAGTATATCTTCGAGGAAAGTCCTATTCAGATTGACTGGAAAACATACAAAAGAAATCCCAATAGTTTTGTGAGTGACACATGTGTCGGTATTCTACAGTACAATGGATTTGATGCAACGCTAAATTCTAGTTGGGTTTATGGTAGGAAAAACAGAGAGTGTGTGTTTGAGTTTGACGCAGGGTTCTTAGTATGGGATGACTCGACGAATAGTTTAGAGTTTAACGGAGAGAAAATCAATTTCCCCACGACAGACTCTCCTCTGAAAAACTCTATAGATACTTTCATTAATGGTGAGTTTGATCAACAACAATTAACAATGAGTGTGACGGAGATTTTAGAACATGGAGAATAAAGTACTGTTTAATAATTTAGGAATACAGTGGGATCTGGTTGAGCAAAATGTAAACTCAAGAATGTCAGATCTTTTCAAGTCATCTGCCTTTATTAACGGACCTGATGTCATCACCTTTGAGAAAAACTTTGCAGAGTACATCGGAACAGAGTATGCAGTTGGAGTTTCCAATGGGACTGATGCATTGAAGTTATGCGTGGAAGCGTTGGATCTCAAGGGAAGTGTCGGTATCTTTATTCCAGCAAACACTTTTATTGCAACCATACTAGGAGCAGAACAAGCACTACCAGACGCAGACTTCATGTTAGTTGACGCTGATCAATACTATCAGATGGATGTCGAGATCCTAGAGGATGAGTTGAAGAGTAAACGAAAAGCATGGGATCATTGTATCATAATGCCTGTTCATCTCTACGGACACTCTTGTGACATGGATGAGATCATGAGGTTGTCGGAGGAGTTTGATTGTTATGTAATTGAAGACTCTTCACAGGCACACGGAACAAAAGCATCGAATGGTAAGAGGGTTGGTAGCATGGGGCATATGTCAGCCTTCTCGATGTATCCCGGAAAGAATCTTGGTGCTGCTGGTGACGGTGGTGTCATTACGACTAACGACAAGGAACTTTATGAAACTCTAAAACTCCTACAAAACTGGGGTGCTGTCAAGAAGTATTATTACGAGAGAAAGGGTTATAACAATCGTCTGGATACAATTCAGGCTATTATTGTAGACGAAAAACTAAAGCACCTAGACAACTGGAATGAACACAGAAGACAGGTTGCATCTTGGTATGATGAGTTGATTGATAATGATAAAATCATCAAACCAAAGGTTGCTGATTATTGTTTAGAACACACATGGCATATTTACTGCGTTCGTCTGTGGGGACCTGATAGAGAAGAGGTTATGAAACTTCTAGCAGACAACGGAATTCAATCTGGAATTCACTATCCAATTCCAATCGAACAAACTAAAATTTATAAAAATCGAGGATGGAAAAATGAATTGACTAGGCTTTTTGCAGAGCAAACCATGAGTCTACCAATGCATCCTTTTATGACGAGAGAAGAAGTAGAAAAAGTAGCGAAAGTTTTGAATGAGATTTAGACATGAAAGATTTCTTATTTTTCACATATACAGATAACCACACCACAACAAATCCCTTTTGGTACTACTTTAGAGAAAAGGGACACTCTGTAGATTTTGTTACACAAAGAGACATACACTCTTTCAAACCAACAGATCAATACAAAAATGTGGTTGTTTATATGAACATGAACCCCGATGTCGGAGGGGATGAAAAGTCATGTAGACCTATAATTAATAATCTTATCATTAGTGATCTAAAGGATTCGTTTTTAATACAGCACAATGACACTGATTATGAAGATGTTCAAATGTGGACGACTAGACCTCCTGATCTAGTAATGCAGAGAGAGTTTACAGACGACACAAAAAATCCATACACCTATCACCAAAACATACCGATACATGGTTTTCATTTCGCTATGAATTCTATAGAGGAATCTACAGAGAAGGACATAGACATATCTTTTATTGGTAACATGACAAACAAAAGAAGAAAACCTTTTTTAGATGAGGTAGTTCGTTTGTCCAAAGGGACTCTTAACCATTTGAATTGGTTTATAGATTTCGACGGAACCCCACACTTTAAAGAAATAAGTAATAGATCAAAAATTGGATTGAACTATTTTGGTAACTCTTATGATACATGGAGAATTTGGGAACTAGCAAGTTGTAAAACGGCTTTGATTATGCCAAAACTGAGATTAAAGTCTTGTACAGATGAAGGCGTTGGTTTATTTGATTCTTATCTTGAGATACGAGATGACTTTTCAGATCTAGAGGAAAAAATACTCTACCTATTGGAAGAGAAGAGATATAAAGATTTAGCAGATCGCGCCTACAAATCATATAACGAAAAGCATTGTCCTGAAAAAGTGTTTGAGTATTACTATCAAACAGTTATGAAGTACGCAAAGAGGTGATACATGAAACTTGATATTATGACATTTTCTGTAAACGAAAAGGATGAGTATGTTCGCTACTGGGAGCCTCTTTCGCAGCATATCAAACAGTATTTGAACTTACATCCAGTTCTTTTGTATGTTGGAAAAGAAGATCTTTCTTTATCCGAAGAATACGGAGATGTCCATAGGATATATTGCGGTGATGATATCCCAACATATATCCCATCCACATGGGGGTGGTTCTGGATAGCATCTCAGTATCCAGATAAGACCTGTATGCAAAGCGGAATAGACATGGTTGTTATGAACAAATATTATTTTGATCAGAAGATAAAAGATTTAGATGATGATTGTTATGTTGTTTCAAATGCGGACGGATACACATCTCCCGAGGATCTTGATTACTGGAAACAACCATACAATACTTTCCCTTCCTATTACCACATAGCAAAAGGAAAAATATTTAAAGAAGCACTGGATCTAATGGATGATTTCAAAGAGGAAGTAGAAAAGATAAACAAAATAGATTACTCTGATAAAGGTAGAGGTTATTCAGATAACCCTTCCCCATTCTTAACTGAGACTTGTGTAAAGAACAATGGAAAATGGTGTCTTGATGA